AAGCACAAGAAGAACTTGAATTGGCGGCTGGGCTTACAGCAGGAGCTTTTCTTCTAATGATGCTTGCATTTGGCTTGTATGAACTGTTTGAGTTTTGCAATGTCAACAGGTGTGGTCGGTGAATGAGTACCAAAAGCAATTTGACCTCTTCTGTAAAGTGTTTGTGCGGCTCTGTGTGGCTTGGTGGGTGCTTGGACTGCTCCGCTTCCTGCCAGACGATGTTGCTAAAAAAGTATTGGGGATGTTTGGACTATGAGTGACGAAAAGCCAGCAGATGTACTAAGTAAGGTTCTGTCCTATGTGGATAGCCCATTCAAGCTGTTTGCGCTGATACTGATGGCAGTGTTTGCTTTCTCTGGATACTTTGTCTGGCAGAACCAATCGTTTTTATTTGAGGCTTATAAAGAGAATAAAAAGCTTCCAATGATTGCGGAGGACAGGGTAGAAGATGCCGCAGCGCACCTGTTCAAGAACACAGATGCAACGATAGTAGCTATCTTTAAAGTTAACCCGCTGTTTGGTACAAGGGTGCTCTTTCGGGCGTACACTCGCGAGGGCAGGGATAAGACGCATGACGGGTTAGATGTAGGATTGTTTACACAGAGTTCTGGCAACAATCGCGATGTGATTGCGCTGATGGCAAACGAGATACCTTGCAGTGAATACGCTGTGGCTCAGAGCGAGATTGGGCTTTGGTACATCGAGAAGGGCGTGACCTTTGGATGCCGTGTCAGCGTTCCACCAGAGCAGGGCAGGTTTGTAGGGCAGATCACTGTCGGTTGGGATAAAGAACCCAAAGATTTAACCAAAGCAATTAGTATGTTGCAGATAGCAAGTAATATGCTTTCAAGGAGTAAACAGTAATGGCTCAGTTTGAACCAGCTTTTGAGCAAATGATTAGAGATGAGGGCGGCTACGTTCTCCATGAAGTCGCTGGCGACACAGGCGGTATGACCTATGCCGGTATTGCCCGTAACAAAAACCCGCAATGGAACGGCTGGGCGCTCGTTGACAAAAAAGAGTTTGGCGGCTCCCTGACGCCTATGGTTCGTGAGTTTTACCGTGTTGAGTTTTGGGACAAGATGCGCGGTAACGAAATCACTAATCAAGAGGTGGCCAATAGTATATTTAACTTTGGGGTAAATGCTGGCATGGGTATGGCTGTAAAGCTCGCTCAGTTGGTCGTTGGGGCTACACCTGACGGCGGGATCGGGGCTAAGACTATAGAGAAATTGAATCAAATCACAGACGGCCAGCGGTTCAAAGAATCGTATGCCTTGGCAAAGATTGCCAGATACGTTGAAATATGCAATAAGAACCCTGTGCAGGTTAAATTTCTCAAAGGTTGGATCAATAGAACATTGAAAGGTCTAGCATGAGCTTGCTGGCTGTAGGATCAATTATTGAAGCTGTTGGTAAAGTTGCGGGCGACCTGATAACTACTGACAAGGAAAAGATGGAAATGGAGATTGAGCAGCGGAAGCTTGATCTTGAAGAAAAGCGAATTGACCAAGCGACTGACCTAGCGCAGATTGAAGTCAACAAGATTGAAGCCGCCTCGTCTAGCGTGTTTGTTTCCGGTTGGAGACCCGCTATCGGTTGGATCGGTGTAGCCGCTATGGGTTATCAGTTTTTACTGTATCCACTGTTTCAGTGGTGCTGGAAGTACTTGCAAGCAATGGGTTGGATCCCAGCAGGTATGGAGCCTCCCCCCGTACTAGACGCCGATCAGTTATGGGTTATCTTGTCTGGCATCTTAGGTATTGCGGGTATGCGTTCTTTTGAGAAAACCAAAGGCGTCGCCAGTAAATAATAGAGCTTGATTACTTCTTAGTAGAGGTTATAATGAAGCGCGAAAAGCGAGGTAACTTATAATGACAGTCGCAGCCGTAATGACGTATGATTCTCTGGTGGAGAATATCCAGTCGTATCTGGAGCGTAACGACACCGCCACTCTGGACAAGATTCCTCTATTCATCATGTTGGCTGAGCAAATTATTGCCAGTCAAATCAAGTTTCTTGGTAACCTGACAGTTAACACTAGCACGTTGACTTTAGGACAAGCTACTATTTTGAAACCCGCTCGCTGGCACAAGACCGTATCGTTTAATGTTACAGTTGCCGGCCAGCGTCAGCCAGTGCTGCTGCGTAAATACGAGTACTTGCGTGAGTACTGGCCTGATCCAACGGCTACAGGTGTGCCTGCTTTCTATTGTGATTATGACTACAACAACTGGTTGATCGCGCCCACGCCGAGCGCTGCGTATAACTTTGAAGTGCTGTATTATGAGCGTATTCAACCGCTAGACTCGTCCAATCAGACAAACTGGTTTACTACGTACGCTCCTCAGGCGCTACTTTACGGGTCATTGCTACAAGCGATGCCCTTCCTCAAGAACGACACACGAACACCGATCTGGCAAGCCCAGTACCAGCAAATTATGGATACGCTGGTTGCTGAGGACAAGCTCCGCATCGCTGATCGTCAAGCCATAGCGGTGGACTCATGAGCTATGTATCACCCTTTACCGGCGATGTAATACAACCGACGGATGTAAGTTTTAGAGCGTTTAATTTAAGCTCTAACTTAACGCTATCGTGGCCAATCAACGGCAACGCAACTAGCAACTACGCAGCGCGTATTATGGACGTGACGCCTACGGGCGCGGGTTTCTCATTGTCCATGCCTCCGGCTAATCAAACATCGGTAGGTACTGATGCGTTGATACGTAACTTAGGTGCTGTAGCGTTTACGGTAAAAGACTATGTAGGCGGCACAATCGTTAGCGTCGCGGCAGGAACCGCTCAGTACGTGTACCTGACTACAAACCCTAACACGGCAGGTACGTGGGGGGTTATCGCTTTTGGTGCAGGTTCCTCTGGAGGAAACGCAGCTACACTTGCCGGTTACGGATTAGTAGCAAGCGGAGTTACTTTAAACCAAAGTCACCCCAGCGCGGCTATCACGAGTGGGTCAACTTTTGCAGACACTGACAGAGCTCAAACTCGAGTATGGGGTAGCGGAACAGGTACAGCGACTCTTCCTGCAGCGGCGACTCTAGGCAATAACTGGTTTACCCTTTTCAAAAATAACGGCACAGGATCTTTCACGATCTCTTGCACAGGCGCTGAGCTGATTGACGGCAATTCTAGTAAGACGTTTAACCCGACAGAGTCAGCATTTATCGTTTGCACCGGCACAGCGTATGTAACCGTCGGTTATGGAGTCAGCTCATCGTTTGCTTTTACAGCTCTAACGAAGAACGTAACAGGTGGATCAGTTTTACTGACAAACAACGAAGCAGCAAATAACATTCAAGAGTATGTAGGTAACTTAATTAGCAACGTGACGGTGACATTCCCGCCTGTTGTAAACTTGTACGTGATTTCAAATCAGGTAACTGATAATGGATTTACATTTACTGTAACTACAGGTTTGGGTTTTACAGCGACGATACCTCCTGGGCAACAAGCTACCCTTATCTGCGATGGGACAAATTTTTTAAACGCCAACACTACACAAGCTGGTGCAACTACTGTCAGCTTGGTGGATGGTACCGTTGGAACACCTGCTCTTAACTTTTCCGCAGAAACAAACACAGGTTTGTATCGCCCTTCGGCTGGTGAGTTAGGAATCTCGGTGCTAGGTACAAAACGCGTCGGCGTAACGGCGACTGGAATTACGGTGACAGGATCTGGCACGTTTACCACAGGCATTGCTGGAGGCACGTTTACATGACTGCAAAAGTTTTTGCTCTTGATACTAAGCCAGGTATTCAGCGTGACGGAACAGTATTTGATAAAGAGTTCTACAACGCAGGGCGCTGGGTTCGGTTTCAACGCGGACGCCCTCGCAAGATAGGCGGCTATCGTGAGATTGTAAACGACCTAGCAGGACCGTCTAGGGGTATATACCTCAATCCGCAGCAGAACTTTAATAACGTGTTTAGCGGGTATGCTGGAGGTATGCAGTTGCTACCTATCAGTAGTACTGGAACGGGTTCCGGTATCACAGACATGACGCTGTCGAACTTTACAGCGAATGCAAGCAACCTGTGGCAGTTTGATACTTTCTTTGATGTGAGCGGCTCGGGCAATAATTTATTACTCGCACACCCAGGACAAAACTTAACGCTGATTGACAACAACGTCAACACTCCAGTTCTTGGAGGCGATATCACCGGAACAACGATGTCTGCTATCGGCGTATTTACACAAGTCGCCGCTACTATCACATCCGGCTCGCCTAACATTACACTATCTGCGTCCAACTTGCTGATAGGGGCAGGACAGTCAGTATCAGGTACAGGTATACCTTCTGGCGCGACTGTAGTGTCTATATCCACTACTGCCCTAGTAATTTCTGCACCCGCTACGGCGAACGGCTCCTCAATCACTTTGACCTTTGACAACAACGTATCGGTATCGGGCGGCGTAGTGACGCTTCACCCTTATGTGTTCGTGTACGGTAACGATGGTTTGATTAGGAACTCTTCTGCAGGTAACGCGCAAGACTGGGTGTCAGCGGATGCTAATGAAGTATCCGTAGCTACAGGCAAGATCGTGCAAGGTTTACCCGTTCGCGGCGGCTCTAATGCTCCATCAGGTTTGTTCTGGTCTTTAGACTCGTTGATTCGCGTGTCTTATATCGGTGGTGCAGGATCGCCTCCACAGTACTGGCGCTATGATTTGATATCTTCTCAGTCATCAATCTTGTCATCTCAGTCGGTTATTGAATATGATGGTATTTATTACTGGTGCGGGGTTGACCGCTTCCTATTGTATAACGGCGTCGTGAAAGAGATTCCGAACGTTATGAATCAGAACTACTTTTTTGACAACCTGAACTATGCTCAGCGCGAAAAGGTATGGGTTTCAAAAGTGCCTCGCTTCGGCGAAATTTGGTGGTTCTATCCTCGCGGTAACGCTACGGAGTGTACAGATGCAATTATCTATAATGTACGCGAAAATACTTGGTACGATGCTGGTGAAGCGCTGGGTTCTCAACGTTCTGCTGGTTTTTTCTCTCAGGTCTTTCCATTTCCAATTTCCGCTGACTGGAACACAAACAGCTCGGGAGGGGTTTTAACCTTTACCTTGACTAACGCTGGCTCAGGGTATACAAATGGAACTTACAACAATCAAGCCTTGACAGGCGGGACAGGTACAGGGGCGACCGCGAATATTACGGTAGCAGGGGGTGTAGTTACCGCTGTAGTGATCAACGGGCATGGTTCAGGTTATGCTACCTCAAATATTTTATCTGCAGCGCTGCCTGCAGGTTCAAGTTTTGCTATTACTGTAACCTCTTTGATGACTTTTGTGTCTTTGTATCAAAACGAAATCGGTACGGATAAGGTCACTGGAGCGACTGCAGTTGCAATTGAATCTTATTTTGAGACTAATGATCTAGGATGGGTATCCGGAGGACCTTCTCAACCTTCTGCAATGGGTGAGAATAAATGGATACACTTGGAGCGTTTGGAGCCTGACTTTGTACAGGCGGGTCAAATGGAGCTCTACGTCACAGGACGACCTTTTGCGCAGTCTCAAGACGAGACAACTGGTCCTTACCTATTTGATCCAACGACAAATAAAATTGATCTTCGCGAGCAGCGCCGAGAACTAAGACTTAAATTCGTGTCGAACGTGACCGGAGGTAATTACCAAGTCGGTAAGATACTTCTTGACGCAGATATGGGAGACGTTCGTGGCTACTAATATACTTAATGTCTCTCAAATCTATGACCCTCGGTATCACGACTTTACGTCTTGGGCTTCATTGATGTGTGAGCTCTATGCTACGCAACAGCTCGCTATTCCAGACTCAGCTACAAACTGGAAAGAATGGGGGGCTGGTCTAAAAGCGATAGATGTATTCACGAACGAAGCCATTCCTGGTCCGTACGAGTTTGATGACTGGCAAGAATGGGCTGAAGCGCTCGTCAATGCCGTTAACCCTGCAGTGAGCTAATTATGGCAGTAACAGACGCAGATATCCTCGGGTGGTTAAACGCTAACCCCGACGCCGATGACACACTAATCGCCACGACCATGCGCGATGCTGGAGTAGACCCAGCACGAATGGCGCAAGTCACTGGGCTTGATTACGGCAACGTGGCACAAAGGTATGAAACAGCACTTGCCCCTTTGTCTGCTGTCACGCAAGGTCAAAATGTTGTTTTAGAAGATACGTCTAATACAGGTGCGCTAAGGCAAGCAGGTGCAAGAGAAAATACTGCCGCAGATACCACAGCGATTACACCCAATTATGATCAGATCATACAAAACGCTTACGGCACGATCGGGCGTTCAGGTCTAGGTGAAGGTACAAATCAAATAGACACAGGCGGGTACAATCACTTCCTAAATATGCTCCAAACAGGAGCAGTTAAACCAGAAGATTTTTCAAATGTTTTTTCTGGAGCCGTTGATCGTTATATTGCAGACAATCCGAATGACAGATATACTCAGTATGTTAAAAGTTATTTAGGCTCACCAGACACAACAGGTACTACAACAGGTGCGTTAACGCAAGCCGCCAATACTGGAGCAACCGCTGCCGCTGCAAATCCTCTAGTTAAGCTGTATCAAGACACGCTAGGTAGAACTCCATCTCAAGAAGAAATTGATAGTTGGGGTTTTGGAGATACTATTGACGCAGGAGAACTAGATAGATTTCTTGGGGGTGCTAGGAATGAAGCGGTTAATACTCTGCCGACAACAGGCGCAGCAAGTAATATAGCAAATCAAATTTTGGCTCAAGGAACAACGCAGTATTGGGGCGGTGAAGGCTACGGTTCTACCACAAAAAATGCTTATGACATGGGTGTTATGTTGGCTGGGCAAGGTCTCACAGACATTAATCAGCTTGGTAGAGTCACAAAAGAAGTCCCTACGTATTCCTATGATAGTGATGGAAATCAGATTCAAACCGGAACACAAACAGTAACCCAGTTTATTAACAAAGCAACTGGTCAACCCATCAATACATATTACGACAAAGCCGCATCGATAAGTCCTGATATTTGGGGCGGCACTTTTACTGGAAAAGACTCTACTGCGTACGGTGTGCAATTTGATGCTGCCGGTAACCCTATCTTTTATTCCCAGTACGGCGGCGATAGTGCTGATGCTATCGTAAATGACGTTCTAAAAGTGGCCGCTATCGGGTCTATGTTCATTCCTGGGTTGGGTGCTACAATCGGCTCTAGTATATTAAGCACCCTCGGAGTTACTGGAGTAAACGCAGCTTTAACTGCCGCTCTAGGTAACACAGTTATGCAAACTGTGTTGAACGGCGGCGATGTTGAGAAAGCTGTTAAAAATGTTGCCGCGAGTTATCTAGGCGCTGAGTTGGCCAACTCATCGTTTGTTACCGATGCTATCAAAGATCTGTCACCTACGCTGAAAAATACAATCACTGGCGCAGTGTCTGGTGGAACAACAGCTGCGTTGAAAGGCGGCGACATCGTCACTGGAGCGCTGACAGGCGGCGGGGCAGCGGGTATGAGCACGCTGGCTAATAACTACCTTAAAGACACATCGCTATCGGCTACACAGAAAACTGCTCTGTCTACAGGAGCCTCAACTTTCGCGGCGGCTAAACTCGCTGGCGCTTCTGATCAAGACGCTTTCAATGCAGCAGCCCTTGCTGTAGGTTCTGCAACGGCTAAAAAAGTATTGACAGACGCAAAAGTATTTAAAACATCAGAATTCAGCGACGATGATTATTTAAAGAGCGTTGATGATTTTGAAACGAAGTTTGCTCAAATCCAAGGTCAACCGACTACTGACACTGCAGGAGTAGGTACTGGAGTACAAGCCCCAGGATGGATGGAGTTGAATCCTGGGCAGAAAGTTACAGGATCCTACGTAGACGCTGACGGGATAACTCGATATACTGTAGAGCAACCTAACCCGAACGATGCTGATAACCCGATCGGGTTCTCGCTTTACAAAGACCCAGTGACTGGCGAGATCGTATGGAACGCCTCTAGTGGTGATGATAAAAACGTCGTTATCACTGCGGGTACAGGTATACCGAAGTTTGATGAAATCGGGGCTGCAGCAGCTGGCGCTGTAACTACAAAAAAGACAGACGCTACAGGAGCCACAGGTGTAACTGGTATAGACTCCAGCAAAAGTACTTCAGAATCTACAGGAACTAGCGCTTCTACTAGCACGAGCGTGAGCACGGGTACTAGCGTTGCTACGGGTGTATCTACTAGCACGGCTACTGGAGAAGGTACAAGCACAGGAGTCGGCGTAGGAACAGGAGTAAGTGTATCTACTTCTACTGGCGCTGGGACAGGAACAGGAACAGGAACGGGAACAGGAACAGGCACGGGAACTGGTACAGGGACAGGAACGGGAACGGGAACTGGCACAGGTACTGGGACTGGGACTGGGACTGGGACTGGGACAGGTACTGGAACAGGTACCGGTACGGAAACTAGTACTTCAACTTCTACAGGCACGTCTACAGGAACCTCAACTTCCACTAGTACATCTACAGGAACCTCCACTTCTACCGGTACCTCAACCTCTACAGGCACTAGTACGGGTACAAGTACTTCTACAAGCAGAGCTACCGTAACCGGAACGCAAGGGGCTATAATAGGCTCAGAGAAATCTGTAGAAGGTAAAGTGCCTGAGGTTAAAGAGAACCTACTTAGGACGTATCAAACCCAAGATAAATTCGTTGACCCCCTCGCTGCTTTAAAAATAGCGCAACAACGAGAAATGAGAGACTCAATGGCCATGGAAGGTGTTGACCCTAGAATCGCTGCGGCTATTATGGCCTCTTATGCTGCTCCCAATGCGTACAGCTATGGTGAAGATTTTAACTTAGACGACCAGTTTGACGCGCTACGCGGTGAAGAACCTGCGGCGTTTGCTGGAGGCGGTCTAGCTATGGCGTCCCCGCTGATGGCAGCTCGTGGAGGCAACGTACCACATAAGGGCTCACATTACGTGCAAGGCGCTGGCGGTGGACAGGATGATTTGATTGACGCTCGTCTAGCCGACGGTGAGTACGTGTTCGATGCTGATATCGTTGCCGCACTCGGTGATGGTTCCAATAAAGCAGGGG